TTTGACGCGGTGTTGACGCAGGCACGCCTTGCAAGTGCGACCACCAGCGGCACGGGCGCGGCGTTGTTTTCTGTGCCGATCTTGAGGGCTTGATGGTGGATGTGAACATCACGCTTGAGGCGATGCGCGCAGCGCTGGAATCGGTCACCGGGGTGAAAACCTGCAAGATTGGGATTGAGCCGAACATGACCCCGGATGATTACCCGATCATCCGTCTGGTGCCGTCGCGCCTTTACCCGCTGGAGGTCTCCGGGCGGCGCAGGGTCGAGGTGATGGTGTACTACGGCGCGCCTATGCACAGCTTTGACGGCATGGCTGCGCTGTACGGCGAGCTGCTGCGCCTTGAGGCTGCGATTATCGGTGTGATTGAGGCCGGGGCGTGGGTCGGACTGCACAAGGACACCATCACCGACGAAGACCGTCTACAAACCTATAAGCTGTTTATGAGCCGGTTTGAGGTGATGGGTTAGGCGGCTTTACGCTCTGCCTTGCGGCGAGCCAAGTCTTCTTCCATGATGCGTTTTAGGTCTTCTCCATGCTCACCGGAAAGGCAAGCACGCTCGAATTCTTCCTGAGTTTTTTCCACGCCGCTGCCAGGGCCATCAAAAAAAACCACGTCATCCGGATTGAGTTCGCTCATTTGGATGTCGTTGCGCATCCCATATTTTTTTGAGTTTGTCCACGCCATCATGAAATCTCCATTAAATCCTGCATCGGCGGCAAAGCGCTTGATCGCCATGTGACGAAGCATCATACCGTAATCAGATGAGTTGATCTCGCCCGTGCGTACACTTTCCTTAAGCGCAAGGCTAGATGCTTGTTCATAGGCAAACAAACGCATTTCAAATGCTTTTGCCCCAAGGTTAGGGATTCCGCTAGCTAAATAGCGCCGCCCTGATGTGACCGCACGCAGTTCAAATAAGCCGATCTCGCCCGCGAGCGCAAGATCATGATGGCTGAATGGTGCTCTACTAGGATGATTGTGTGTAAACGTCGCGCCGCGCATGTTGGCGAGTTCTGCCACAGTGAACGATACCCTGTCTGGTGAACCCGTTCTGCGAAGCAGAGTTTCACCACTCGGCGATATGAACACGCCTGTTTCAAGGTCATCACGCCGTATGCTCTCCTCAATTTCCACCGCCTTGGCGCGCGCAGGCGTTGATGTATCCGGTAATACGCGGGGTGCGCCATGATCGTATGGGCTGAATGTTTCAGCGGGCTGTCTGAATGTTCGCATGGCATTTGATTGTAATGCCTCCCCAAGCTTCGCATACCCATAACCCTCAGGCACGCCCTTGTTCAGAATGTCGCCCAAGGGCTTGCCGTCGAGCGCTTCTTGCAGCTTGGCGCGGCTGCCCATGACGCGGGCGGCTTCGCGTTCGTCCAGGCTGTTGAGGTAAGTGCGTAGGCCGCTTGGGTTTTCGCGCCAGCTTGAGCCGTTGAGTCCGAACCTAGGGGCGAGGATGCAGCGGCAAAAATTATGAAATGGCCTTCTTGGTGCAAGGTGTTTTGGGTAGATTCCAGCCCCCAAACCGTATAAATCCGCCCTGGCGTGCAGGTCGCAAATATCCGCCCGTGGATGTGTGCTGGATAGTCGTACCTGCACAAACTCNACGCTGTCATCNNCNAGCATCGCGCCGTCCTTCTTGTCCGCATAAGCGCGCTGGATTTCGGTCTGCGCAATGCGGTTAGCAAAGTATCGGTTGCGCTCGTGATAGGCCACGCGCAAGGCTTTCTCTCGCAGTCCTTCGGCTGCGCCTTCTTCGAGTGCATCCAGTGCGGCGAGGTACGCAGCACGCAAGGCAGGGGTTTTGAGCGTGTTGGCGCGAAAGCGGGCAATCGTGCGGGCGGCCTTGTTGGCAAGCATTACATCTTCGCGGATGTACCTGGGTAGCTTGGCCTGAATATCCAGCGTTTCAGTTTCGCGGAATCCATAGCCCTCGTACAGATCAAGCGCCACGTCGCGCAAGGACTTCATGCCTTGGGCGTGGGCTTTGATGGCGGCAAGGCTGGCTGATTCAACCAGCCTGCTATTGCGATAGAGCGCGGTGCTGAGTGCAATATCACCGGCGGGCCAGTTGCGCACATCAGGAACACCTACGGCGCGCTGCAACACCTCGCCAAAGGCTTTTGACAGCACGGCATAGTAACCGCCCTCAAACGTGCGCAGCGTGCCGCGTATGGCGGCCTGCGGGTCTACCCCGGCGCGTATGTCTTCAAGCATCTTGGCAAATGCGCGCTGGCTGAGTGTGTCAATCTCGGCGGCAGTCAGGTCGAGTAGGCGGTGCTGTTGCGCATCATTCATCATTGTCAAATAACCCCCTTTGTTTTCCTGGTTGCATTGCGTCAAGTGCATCGCGCAAGAGCATGTATGACGATTCACGCGATACCCCAAAGCGCTGCATGAGTGCATCACGCGCCTCGTTGCGCGCCATGCCGTTTTTAATCATGCCCACCGCCGCCTTGACACGCTCGGCATAGGTCAGGGCGCGACTTGAGCAGCGCACGCGGCGGCCGTCCATGGTGCGCAGCACGGAAAGCACGCGGCGTTTGGTAATGGGGCATCCTTCAAGCGTGCGGACTTCATGCAGAAGCTTGCCCCAGTCGTTCATAGACCGCGCACATTGAGACCGAAGGGCTGTTGTATTGGGTTGGCAAAACCACTCCACGCATAAACCAGCGCGTCCACCAAGTCATCGTGCGCGCCATTCGGGAACGCGGCCAGCTCATCCTCCAGCGCCTTAATCTGGTTGCCGCCATGATGCGCCGCGTGCTGCACCATGCCCTGCTCGTAGCGTGCGGCCAGCGGGGTTAAGCGTGCCGCCTTATCCTTGTCCGGGCGCACCGGAATCACGGGAAGCGTCGTCGTGCGCATCAACTCCTGCACGGCGGCCAGTTGATACTGCACCGCCTCGATTTGAATCATGGCCGGATTCCACGCCTTGGCCGTGGCCTTCACCCACTCCTGAATATCGTTAAACGTGCCGCGTCGTGCATCGGCGTGCAGCACATGAAACACCCCCGCCTCGTCCATGCCGCCGATCACCAGAGCCGAAGCATCTGCCCCGGTCTTCAGGCTAATCGCAAGGTCAACCCCCATACTCGCCCGCGTCAAACTGCCCGCGTCGCGCGTTGATGGTCTGAACCAATGCCGCTGCACCAAGCCATCGTTAAGGTTCACAAACTCGCCGTTCAGGTACGCCTCAAGCAAATTTGCCGGGTAAATCGCCCGCAAGTTATCCACGTAGTCCGCCGGAAGATGCGGGTTATCCATCGTGCGCCCACGGTAAAGCGCATAGCCTTGCGCCGCCGAAGTCAGCGGGTCGCGCCCCCAACGCTCGTACACAAAGCGGAAGCCCTCCGGGGTCGTTCCGACCGCCATCGTATTGATGCGACCCTCCGGCAAGCGCAAGCGGTTGCGCGCCAAAGCACGCTGCCAGACCGTCTCCGCCTTCGCCATAGGCAAGGTGTCCAGCTCGTCAAGTAGGCTATGCCCCACTTCATAGCCCACCAGCCGGTCTGGGTCTTCCATCGTGCGAAACAGGATCGTCCCTAGCGGCGTGCCAATGCTGTAGCTGCTGCGGTTGCCCACCGGGCTTAAAGCCGCGTCCTCCAACATACCCAGCAAGCGCGGAAACGCCGTCGTGCGCACTAAATCCCACGTCGGCATGTAGTACGCAATATCCGCACGGTCGCGAATCAGAAGATGCAGTGCGCGGTAGCACAGGGCTTGCGTCTTGCCGCTCCCGTAGCCACCCACAAAACCGGGGAACGGCTCAGGCGAATGAACAAATGCAGCCTGTGTCGTTGTCCCGCGCGCGCGCAAAATCACTTCACCACCTCAAAGCCCTTGATGGTGTCGGCGGCGTTAAACTGCTGATTGATTTGCACGTCGGGCGCACTCTTGCCGAAATGCGTTTCATGCAAATCACGATGCGCCTTGGCCGCCTGCTGTAGCTCTTGCATGGTTTCGATNTTCGCCAGCATCACAGGGAGCTTGTCCGCCAATAATTCGGCGTTGCGCTCGCTCTTGANCTTGAGNGNNGNNANGCGGTCTAACTCGGTTGCCAGTGCTGGCAACTTGGCAACCGTTGGCAACCCCCCCGCTTCAGCTTCGGCCATGCTATCAATCATCGCCTGCACTTTTTTACCGTTGGCACGCATCCAGCCTTCAGACTTGGCGCGCTTTTGAATGGCGGTATGCGAGATCCCGAAGCGCTCACCAATCGCGCGCACGGACTCAATCCCCACGACATACGCCGCCTGCACCGCATTCCATTGCGCAGGGCTTAACTCAGCCATGCAGCATCTCCCGCATGGCCGCAATCTGTGCCTTGCCCCTCGCCTTCATCTCCGCCAGCTCGCCCGATTCTTCAAGCCGCACACGCTCGGCGATTGCCGCCCGCTTGGCAATGCCCGCCTCGCACAGGCGCATAGCCTCGTCCTTGCTACGGCACGTTGATGTTTTGCCCTCTGGGTTGGTCGCCACCCAAATTTTATTGCGCGTACCGCCTTCCCAGTGCCATTGCACGCGGTATCCGGCGTTCTCGTGGTAGTCGATGGGGTAATTGACGATGTGTTGCCAGCTCATCACGCCATCCTCCTCAAAACCCACATCTGCGCAGCGGGCTACGTCGTTGGGTAGTTTCATACCGCGCCCCTCCGGTAGCTCTCCCACGAAAATGCAAACGCC